TAAATCAGGCAACAATTTATTACAACTATTCCCAGATAGACGCCCTATCAAGAACTACATGGGGATTATACAAGCACCCAGACGTTAAATGCATACACTATTATGGAGCGTTTAATTTGGACAACACTCCAGTGAGCGGATTTCCAAGCATTCCTGCAAGGGGCGAAGTTCTAATGTTCGACGACGATAGAATGTTAGTCGGAGCAAACGATGGCAATGGACCTTATTTCGATCCAAGAGGGGAGAAAATGATGCTAGCTTACGAATACTGCTTAAAGCACTTTGAATTCGACTTCATACTAAGAATATGCAATACGTCTTACATAGACATCGAAGCAATGGTAAAATACTTTAACTCTATTAGAAAGGAACGAATCTACGATGGTACAAGAAACATGTACAACACAGAGATATTCTTCGTTACTGGGTTCAACAGCTACTTATCAAGGGACACAGTAGAAAAGGTAATAGAACACAAGCAGGATTATCTTGACATAAAATTACCCGAGGATTTGGCCCTAGGAAAACTACTAATGCACGATCTAAAGTACACGACCTTCGAAGATCAACCTCACGTAGACACTCACGTATTGGCCACAGAGCCAGGATTCAAACCTGACTCTTTTGTGGGTTCGGAAAGATTCAACTACAGATTCAGATCCCATACTGTGGACGAATACGTGGCATTTCACAACTATATGATAAGAAGATACCAAAAAGATTAAAATCCTAATTTATTCAATTTTTCGTATATTTATATACATAAACAACAATATAATTTATGATCACTATTATCATTATTGCTCTTGTAGCTTTGGCAGGATACGTTATCTACAATAAGACCAAATCTAAAATCTCCCAATTCGAAAACGAATTCAAGTCAAAAATCGATCAAGTTTCTAACATTGTAGAAGAAGCAACAAAAGACGTTGAAGAAGTTATTACAAAAGCTGAGACTATCGCAAGCTCTGACGCAAAGAAAGTTTTAGCAGAAGCTAAAAAAACGACTAAGAAAGTAAAAGAAGAAGTTGCAGACATAAAAACTAAAGCAACTAAGATAACAGCGAAATCTAACCAAAAAACAAAAAAGAAATAGTATATGGCAAAAATCACGTTAAAGCTTTATGAGTTCTATAGCTTGGAAGCGGAATTAAACGGAGTTATAGATCAACAAACTGGACAGAAAGTTTCCAACGGTTTGTTATTAGAAAGATTAAAAGTAACTACAAAGTACTGGTTACAAGAATTGGCTAAGAAAGCTGTAGCTGAAAAAGAAGCGTGCGAAGCTATTAGACAAGACCTAATCAAAAAGTACGGAGAAGAGGACGAACAAGGAAACATCGCTATTCAACAGTTTATCAATGTTGTTAAAGACGCAGACGGTAAACCAGTAAGCGGAGACATTAACCCTAAGTTCATCGAGTTCCAAACAGAATGGAACAACTTCTTAAACGAAGACAAAGACTTGGACTTCAGAGACTTTAAATTGTCAGAATTCGAAGAAACAAAATCGGACAGCGCTTTAACCACTTTCTTCAAGTTGGTAACAGCAGAAGATTAATACACCCAGATTAATGGCTCGCAACTAGCGGGCCGTTTTTCTTACATATTTATAATACACAGTTATGCCAGAAGCAAATAAAATTACAGAGGACGAATTAGCAAGATTGAACCTCTTAAAACAGGACGCCTTAGAGGTAGCATCGGCGTTAGGAGAATTAAATTACCAAAAGACCATCTTAGAACTTCAGATAGACGATTTAACCAAGAAAATTAAAGACATTAGATCAAGAGAGTTCGATTTCTTCCAACAGTTAAAAGATACTTACGGAACAGTTTCCATAAATATTAATACCGGAGAATTTCAATAAAGTGTTTTGATAAATAGGTCTATATTTATTAGTAGCTAAAAAATAACATTAAATGGCCGAAACACTCATTAGTCCAGGCGTTTTCTTAAACGAGAACGATCAAACACAGATAACAGCGGGACCAATAACTGCAGGTGCAGCTATCGTAGGTCCAACAGTATTAGGACCGGTAAACAACCCAACTCTAGTAACTTCTTATTCACAATACAAGCAAATATTCGGTTCTACCTTCGTTTCTGGAGGTGTTACTTTAGAATATTTAACAAGCGTTGCTGCGTTGAACTATTTCAACCAAGGCGGTGCGTCTTTATTAGTAACAAGAGTAGCTTCAGGTTCTTACACGGTAGCAACAGCGAGCGTAGCTTCTACAGGTGGAGCTCAAGCTTTCCAATTGAATACCCTTTCAGTTGGTACAATCATGAACAACGCTACTGCATCAGGTAACCAAGGTTCTTTAATTTCAGGATCTGCTGCTAACGTTAGATGGGAGATCGTTGGATACAACACTGGATCTGGTACATTTACATTGAACATTAGACGTGGTGATGACTACGAGAACAATAAGAACGTATTAGAAAGCTGGTCAAATCTATCTTTAGATCCAAACCAAACTAACTTTATCTCTTACGTAATCGGTGATCAATATCAAACATTGACTCAGGACGCAAGTACAGGAGCTTATTACTTACAAAACACTGGTAGCTACGCTAACAAGTCTAAGTACGTATACGTTGCTTCTGTTAACACAACTCCTAACTACTTCGATCAAACTGGTAAACCTCAAAACCAATATACAGCTTCTTTACCTCAATCTGGTTCAGGATCTTATAACGGTGGATTCGGCGGTGCAATTGGTCAGTATTGGGGATCTTACGGTCAAGCTGCGTTAAACATGTTTGAGAATATTCCTACAGTAACATCAATTTATTCTAGCCCAACAAGCAATATTCAAGGAGTTTACGGTCCTGACTACGATACAGCTATTAGCTTATTAGCTAACCAAGATCAGTACGACTTCAATATCATATACGCACCAGGTTTAAACAACCAAAATGCTCCAACAGAAATCAACAACTTATTGACTTTATCAAGCACAAGAGGTGATAGTATTTCAGTGGTAGACTTGGTTGGATACAATCAACAATTGGCTACCGTAACTAGCGCGGCTACAAGCTTCGATAACTCTTACGGCGCTACTTATTGGCCTTGGATTCAAATCAAATCTGCAGAGACAGGAAGAATGAACTTTATACCAGCTTCAGTTTTAGTACCAGCTGTATACGAGTACAACGATAAGATTGCTGCAGAATGGTGGGCACCAGCAGGTTTAAATAGAGGTGGTTTGGCTACGGCTTTACAACCTGAAAGAAGATTATCTCTTACAGATAGAAACAACTTGTACGCTGCGAAAGTTAACCCAATTGCTACCTTTACAGGAGTTGGTACAGTTATCTACGGTCAAAAGACATTGCAAGCGAAAGCAACTGCATTGGACAGAGTAAACGTAAGAAGATTATTGATCTCATTGAAAAGATATATCAGACAAGTTGGTCAAACTTTGGTATTCGAACCTAATACTCAAGTTACTTGGAACAAATTTGTTAACCAAGTTAACCCGTACTTAGAATCAGTACAACAAAAGCAAGGATTGTACGCTTTCCAAGTAATTATGGACAGCACTAACAATACTCCTGACCAAATCGATAGAAACATTTTAGTGGGTAGCATTTACTTACAACCTACAAGAGTGGCTGAATTTATCCAATTAGACTTTAACATTTTACCAACTGGCGCAACATTTGCCCAATAATAAACTATAACAAACAACTATAATGAAAAATAGCACATTAGTTAGAATCAAAGTTCCTAAAGCTTTATACGAGTCAGCTCTTAGAAAGGCTTTATTAGAAGCAGGAGACAAAGAACACAAAGGCGGTCACAAAGGCAATAAATTTGCTAAAGAGGACGATTACAGCAAAAAAGCTAAAGTTGCAAAACCAACTGCTAAGCACACAGATAAAGAGCTTAAAAAAGGCGGTGGCGCTCACAAAGGAAAAGCTTTCGTTAAAGACGACGCGTATACTAACAAAGTAAGCGCTAAGAAATCTTTGGGTGAAACTAAGAAGAAGATGAAAGAAGCTACTCAAATTGAAAAATTCCGTACTTTGACTCCAAATAGAGAAATCGTTAAGGACGCAAGTAGAATGCAAGAGAAGAAAGAAAAATTAAAAGAAGTAGACGAAAATACATTGGGTGCAATCCTTGGATTATTACCAGTAGTTGGTCTTTCTGCGGCTTATATTAAAGACGTTATTAAGAAAATGAAAGCTCAAGGTTTAAAAGGCGTTAAAGGATTTAAACAAGCTGCCGGTGAAGTAGGCACATCTGCTAAACAGCACATGGATAAGACAATTGGCGGTAATGCTGCAGGTCAAGGACACGGCGTTCAAACAGGTAAATTCGAAGAGCGCAAGCACAAAATCAAAGAAACAAAAAAGCACGACGATACAGCTGAAGATACAAAGTTAATCAAGAAGTTAGTAGCTCCATCTGCGTTAAAAGCTGCAGGAAGCAAACACCCAGACGAAAAGGCTGACGTTACTTTAATGCACAAAAAGCTTAAACCATCTGCTTTCAAAGGTTCTAAATAATTAGATCACAGATATTTATACAAAATAAGAACAAATGCCAATTTTAGATCCATCAGAAATAATGTTTACAAGCTTCGAACCAATGGTTCAGAATCGCTTCGTATTCTATATAGACGGTATCCCTTCATATTTGATCAAAAAAGCCGATGCTCCAGGCGTTACTTTAGGAGAGATCAAAATAGAACACATCAACGTTTACCGTAAGTTAAAAGGTAAAGCAGAGTGGAAGGACATCGCTTTAGAATTATATAGCCCAATATCTCCATCAGGCCAACAAGCCGTAATGGAATGGGTAAGATTACACCACGAATCTGTAACAGGCCGCGATGGTTACTCTGACTTCTATAAGAAGGACTGTAGCTTGGCAATATTGGGTCCAGTTGGAGACGTAGTTTCCGAGTGGGTTATCAAAGGAGCTTTCATCAAAGAATCAGGATTTGGTTCTTACGATTGGGCAACTGCCGATCCTACAATGTTGACTTTATCATTGGGAATGGATTACGCAGAACTAAATTATTAAAATTATTAAGCTTAATTTTTAATTTCATAAAACCTCCTATATTTATTATAAAGGAGGTTTTTTTATGCTCGCAACTTATTTCAAAATAATTAGACAGGCTATCAAAGAAGATAGAACAAAAGATGGTGAAACTTACTACGAAGCCCATCACATAATACCCAAATCTTTCGGCAAAAAGAGTTCAATAGTATTACTTACTGCAGATGAACACTATAGGGTCCACAAAATATTGGTGGAGTGCTTCAAAGATCATTCTTTATATTCCTATAAAGTTTACTGGGCTTTTCACAGAATGTCCTACGACGGTTCAAAAACTTTAACAGAACAAGAGTATAAAGAAGCCAGAGAAATTCTTATGCCTATGTGGAAAAAAGAAAAATCAACTGCTCATAAACAAAAAATAGCTAATTATAGAAGAGGACGTAAATGGATGCTGAATCCAATTACTAATGAATGTATACAAATT